TTAATAATTCGTTGGCGCCGGTTGCTACAACCTGCAATTGCAATTCAATTAGTATGCCATTTTGTTGGGGAAACACATTGATATCGCTGATGTAAATTCTAGGATCTCCACCTGCCACACGCTGCACTTCATTGATAATACCTTGTTGTACTGTTTCGATTTGGTTTTCAAACATGTAGTCCCACAGTGCAGTGCCGTAGCCTGGGCGGCCGGGCAATTGTCCTTGACGAATGTTAAATGCATTCAACAAGTCGCGCTTGATCAATTCAAAATCCAGCAATGTGAATTTCTTGTATTGTTGTTGGGTATTAAAACCGATGAATGTGGGCATAGCTATATTTATAGTTAAGTTCCGAGGGTCTGAACACGGATGGCTTGTGTGTAAATCTTGTTGGCCAGGTCTTTAATCAGTTGTCTAACTTTGTCACTTGATTCTCCCATGGCCGGAAGATACCTGTCTATAATATCGTGAAACGTTCCCAATGCAGTTCTTTGTGCAAAGTTTTGTCCAGAGCTAGGAATGGTATTTTGTTCTGCTAACGCTGCGGCATTTAGTGCTTCGATTCTTGCTCGCACTGTGGCTCTCAGTGCTATTGCTTCGTTGTTGATTGTGTTCCACTGATCTTGGGTAATAGCCTGATACTGTGAATTGATTGCATTGATTCGTTGTTGCAATGCATCAAATGCGGCGGTAAGTTCTCGAACAAACTGTGCAAATCCGCTGATTGCAGTGTATTCACCAGTTGCAGTGCCTGTGACCACTGTGGGTACTTTTTCATTGCCTACAACTCGTGCGGCGGCAGCATCTGCTGTGGCAGAATTCACTGTGTTTTCGCTAGGCTCCACAACCCTTTCTTTGAGCACCGGCTCTTCAGTTTTTTCCTGGGTAAGTGTTACCGCAAATGCTCCATTGGTTGCCATGCTGTCAAATTTGCTCTTAACGTCTGCAGGCAGGCCTGGCTTGTTAGTAGCCCATTTCAGTGTATCCTGTACACTTTTGGCTGCATTGGTTGCAAGCCCGCTCAGTGCCTGCGGCGATAGTTTGTCTGTTGGTATTCCTAACTGTTTTAGATCGCCAAGTCCAGAACTCATCAAACCCTGTTGTACCTTGTTTTGCAAGTTGTCGTTGCCCAGCAAGTCCCCAAGCCCTTTGACTCCGTCTTTGCCAGTCCACACTGTGGGACTTTTTAATACGTTGATAAGTTCATTTGTGCCTTCTTGCAAAAATGCAGCCGCAGTTCCTGGTTTTATCAATCCAGCTTTTTCCAATTGTGAAGCGTCAAACCCAAATTTTCCAGCGCCCAGTTCGTTGCTGATTTCTGTGGATGCTTGCCCTATCAATTTACTAGCTTGAGCCAATGTCCCTGTAACATCTGTTGAACTAAGATTACCGATACTTCCCAGTCCAGGAATTTGTTTGGTCAAATCAGCAATGTTGATGCCATTGGTAGGAATGCCATTTAATGCATTGGTAATTCCTGCAATTCCCGCTGGCAAATTGGCTTGAAATTTTGCAATCTCGCCGGGCAGGTTTGCTTGAGCAGTTGATACAGCGCCTGGCAATCCGCGTTGAAAGGAATTTACTACTCCAGGAATCTGAGAAGTTATGCCTCCAGCAAATTGATTGAAGTTGGTTGCGCCAATTGCAAGTGCAGAAGCCACAGCCGGCCCAGCACCTTGCAATGCTGAACCGATTTGACCGGCAGCAGCAGATCCGTTAGGTCCCAGTGCCGCGGTTATGGCAGCAGTGTTGGTTCCCGGAGGTAACAATTTAGCAGCTTCAGCAAAGCCTTGTGACAGTTGAGGTGCTGCGGCTTCCAATCCATCGGCTGCTTGTGTGGCTGCACTCAGTGTGTCTCCAATGTTGAACCCAACCAGTGCGCCTGTTCCGGCTTGCTGTTTGAAAATAGCTTGTGCCTGCTCCAGTGTCATGCCCGGAGGACCTTTTATTTTGAATGTTTCTACTGTGGCAGAAGATGCAGCAGGTGCCACAGCATCATCTGCTGGTCGCGGGTAGCCAATATCGGCCAAGCTGGGCAATCCACGTTTGAGTCGTTCTTGATTTATGCGGTCCCAAACTATTGCATCATTGCCTGTGTATGTTAAGTCTTGATCCGCAGTACCAGAATACAGCGAACCCCCGAGGTTAGACAAGCCAGCGGGTATTTTTGGCAAGCCACCGTCGCTGACTAAAATTCCATTGAGATTAAATGTAAATTCGCTCATGAACTTCTCACTATTTCTACGCCAGCCGGCACAGGTATTGCCCCCGGAGGTGGAGGTGGTTTGCCTTGCTCCAATGAGATTTCAACATCCACACCCTTGTTATGATAAGGGTAAGGCTCATGTGTAGGCGCACGACTCACAATGCTTTCAAGGCCATTAGGGTCAACTGTCCAACCAGTGGATGTACTAAATGTTGTATCGTCCATGATTGTTTTGGTTATCGGATCAGGTGCTTCTACTGAGGGTGCTGCTGGACCGTTGAGGTCAATTCCACCGGCGCTAAACACCAAGCTGGAACCACCGTTCCAAGATCCGCCTGCTGCGCTGTCTACAGCCAGTGTACCGTCGGCTTTTACTTGCACAGTGTCTTTGCTATACAATGTCATTGCTTGTTGGCACTGTATTGTCAAATCAATTTCTGCTTGGATATCAATATTTTCTGTGGCTTTTACTTTGAAGTTTCTGCCAGCATACATGTTGATATCTCTGTCAGCATGCAAGTTGATGTCACCTCTAGTACGTAGGTTGATTGAGTTTGTGCTGTAAACATCCAAGGTACCTTCTGCACCCAATTCAAACCAGCTTAGACCATTGGCATGAGTGATATAAAAGAAGTTGCCCGAATCGTTCATTGTGATCTGGTGACCGGATGTGGTGCGGAAACGTATGAGTCTATTGTTGCCGTCTATGTCTCCGTCGTCCATGACCATGCTGTGCCCACCCACACGCCCAACAACCTTGGCGTCTTGGGGTCGGATTTCTCCGGCAGCAATCTTGCGCTGTATTTCCCCGGGCTTCATGCCACCTTGATACACTGCTGTACCCGGAGTAGAGATACCATATACTGCGCTGGGTGTTTCTCGTTGACTGCTGGATCGGATTGGTCCACGTTCGGGGTCTTTGATCAAGCCCTGATAAAACATAGTCTGTGCTACTACGCCCTGCACAGGCTTGGGACTGTCAAAGAATCTACCACTTTCTTCCAGTGCAGTATTGTTGACGTTGAGTTCAACTACAGGTAACTGCGTTGCTCCGGCAAAATAAGTTGCTTGATTTTGGTTTTCTGTGACAAATTTTGAGCTAGCACCGATTGCCGGCACCATATGTCCCACGCTTTGATCTGGCACAACGCCAATGTAAAATCCTTGGCTGCGGTCGCCGTTGACAAAAACACACAACACAGTGACGCCAATGTCTGGGGGAGTAAACCACATGCCATAGGCGTTGGGGTTGCCATCAATGTAGGTGCCTACTCCTGTAGAAGCAGGATTGGCAGGTGTTGATCCAAAGAACCCTGGCAGATAACTCACACTGGTCCATTTGGTTTGATCATCAGGATTGCCATCAGCAAACACATCAATGTAAACTTGCAGTCGGCCTGCTCGTGTGGGGTCTACGTTGTTTTTTACCACGCCATAAAATGGTCCTGACTCCGCAGGAACACCGCCGCGATCTAATTTGTAGTTTTGCGGGCGACCTCTACTGCGTTGAATTTCTTCTGCCATTGATATTCCTTATGCTTCTCTTGTGATTTCTTGTGGGTCTATTGGCGCAGGAGCCAAGCCGTCAAGAGTAACTCTGCCAATTGCCGGCGGTGGGGTGTTTTCTCTAAACCCAACATCTTCGCCGGACCCAGATGTAGGCGGTTGTGGTGGATCTTGTGGTTGTAGCACCGGTGCTGGTGGCGATATAGTCGGCGTATTATTTTCCGCTGTAGAAGTTTGGCTAACAGTAGGTGCAGGTAATGCAGACGTATTGCTGCCATAATTTGCTGCTGATGCCATTTGTTCTTCAGTGGGCGAAGCACCTTCGGCACTGCTGTTTCTCAACAGTATGTCATTTTGTCTTTGCAAACGCTGCGTTTCTGCTGCGCTTTCATCGGGCACAGATGCAGTTGCAGCTTTATTAGTAGCTTTTGGTATGGGAAATGTATACAACGAACCTTCGATCGTTTGCTCAAACTTTCCTTGTCGGAATTCACTAACACATTTTTTGGCCACATATATTCTGCTGGCACCCGGTTGGCCATTTTGAGAAGTGGGCCTGTTATAAGGATTGGCCAAGCCAGTGTTGAGATCGTAATCCTCCGGGCGTTGCCATGCCACTTCAAACAGGATTTGCATAGCATCAAAATTGATTGTGCCGTCGGGCAGGAATGGATTCCAATTAAATGCACTTGGATCTATTCCTCCAGCAAAACTTCCCTGTTGCACCCAAGCAGGGTCTCCAATTATTCTCAGTGTTGTTTTTGCCAAGTCAGCTGGACTGTAAAAACTTTCAGCCAAGTTAGCAGAAGGTTCCAGTGCTTGCCCTTCGGTGCCTTGGCGGCTTTCTGTGCTGGCAGATTGATATGCATAAAATGGAATATCCCGCATGCTGGATGTACGAGCACGACGTTGACGTTCGGCTGCTGAATTTTTTGGACTTGACCCGCTGACTGTGAGATTGTACAAACTATTCAACTGTTCTTTGTAGTCCAATACTGCTGTGTTTTTTCCAGTAAACAAATATTGATAGCTTTTATGCACTCCTCTGAATTTGGTTAGAGGAAAATACCTACTGTCATACTGTTCAATAGTAAATGGTGTGATATAAAATGTTATATCAAATCCAGTATCGTTTCTCAGTTCATCGTAGTCTTTGGGCAAGGCTTCAAAACAAATGTTGTACCACTGTACTGGCTTGCCAAACTTCTGTGAGTTAGGTTCATCTTCGCCTGTTTGTGTATTTCTAATTGTCAATGCTTGATCAATCACATAGCTGGAATTTCTAATTGCCAAGTCAATTACTTGCACAATCTGCATGCCTGCTGTGATGCTGAAATTTCTTGTGGTAGTATCTTTTGACACACGGCTGGGATCTGCACTTTTTGGATCTTGTGTAACTGGTGCACCGAACCCAGTATTAGCACTTTCTTTTACGCTGCCCGGTAACACAATGGTCGCATCCCTTATGGGTTGTCCGCCGTCTTTTGCAGGCACCCATACTATTTTATATGTGTCGGGCACTGAAAATATAGCATTAGCACCTTGACAAATATTGTATTGAAAGTCGTTCATTGCGCCCATCAGACCTTGTTTGACTATTTTTCTAGTGGTGGGTGCTGAGTTTGCTTTAGACGGAGATGTGTCGCCGCCGATTGCCTGGCCTGTTACTGTGTTAATACCGCCACTGGCTTGATCTACTCGTCGCGGATCGGACCCAGCGGCGTCTGCACGGGCTTGAGCTGCAACAGCAGTGGTTGGGGCGCCAGGTGCAGCAGTGGAACTTTGTGTTGCAGTATACAAGGCATTTGAGCCCAGCAGATTACCCACTGTGCCAGCATTCAATTGCACATCATAAGGAATAGTGCCACGTCGGGTGCCGGCACCGACCATCATGTTCAATGCTTTGCCTTCAAATTCGTATGTGACCAGTTTGTTGGATACTGACCAGTCCAACTTACTGAGTCTGAATGGTATGAATTTTTCAACCACAGCATTGGGATCACTCAACGAAGTGGATGCATCTGCACCTTTGATACCAGGGACTAAATTTCCATTGGCATCGTAACCGTAAAATTTTATTACCATGAGATAACTCACAGCGTTGTAGTTGACGTTGCCAGCGCCATTCTTGGGAATAAAATCCTGTGCTGCTTGATATATTCTATCAATCAATGTAATGCCCAATGGTTCAACAACAGTAAATCTTATACTGGATACAGCATGTGCTGCACGACTGCCTCGGCCCGATAGTAGGTTTTCGATGGTGATAGAGTCAATGTAAAAGTCTAGCGGAAAAGCTGGATTACGTCCAGCATCAGCAGATCCTGCGCCAGGGATATTTCGAGTTATTGCTGCGGAAATTTCAGCCGCAGTTGCTTCGCTGGCTCGCAGTGATGCTGCTGTGGCTTCTGCCCCTGGTGCTAGACCACCCTGAAATCCGCCAGTGTTGTTTGGTGCACCGCCACTTTGAAACAACAATTGATAACCGTTGACAGATTTTTTCTTTGATACTGCTAACGATCTATACTGTGCCGGACTCATCATGTACACAGAAGCATGGTATGTATAGGAGCTAAATGTATCTAGGATGTTGGGCCTAGGCTCCACCTGTTCGTTAGCGGCGTTGGCATTTATGTTAACTGCATTTGCTGTGTTAACGGGAGTGTCGGCCTGGCTGGAGTCGTCCTGTTGTCCATTCCCACCTTCAGTTGGTGCCACAGGCGCATCATCACCAAACTCACTGACTCCGACACCAAAGCCAGCACCGACAGTGGCAATGTTAACTCGGGGTACTGCTTTGGCACCAGTGTTGCTGCCATTGTTGACTCCGGCTGGCACTCTGGCACTGGTTGCTTGTGTTTGTTGCAGTGTTTTGACCGGAGCATCAAGCCCGTCATCACCTATGTAATTACCCAGAGCATCATACATAGCTGCCATATCAGAACCCCAGAGCTGATTTCAGCGTTGTAATTTTAGGAATGTAAATTTTAGTACCGGATGCAAAGTCTAGCGGTGGAGCTTGCAGTGTGTTGGGATTGCGTTGATAGAATACCCACCACAGTCCAGCATTGTTGTAGAGATCGTAGGCCAATGCATCTGGTCTGTACTGATAAGTTTGAGTAATAACCCACAGCTGGTCGTCGGCTTCTTTGGGTATGGGACGATTGGTCATCACGTCCAAGAAGAATTGACTGTATCCTGTGAGATAATAAGGACTGGTTGAATCGTAAACAGCGGCCATTACCAAAACCCTCCTTTGAGTAAATCACCATTGGCAAAACTTTTGAGACTGAATTGTTGACTGACTTGGCTTCTAGTTTGAATTGGCAGCAATTGAATAGATATTTCCATTTTGGTAGGCACATAAGTGCTGTTGGTATTGGTAGTATTTGTTATACTGGCTTTTACAGCACCTTGGGTGGGTACTTGCGGCAAGCCACCGGGGAACAAACCGTTGACTCCCAGTTTGTTTGCCAAAAATCCCAAGGCGCCATTTAAGCTAGGACCGCTGGACAGTTGTCTGCGGTTTTCCAAATTCAGTCCATAGTTGTTGAATCCGTCAGCACGAATATAATCCACATCATTGGGCAGGCTGTAGTTGAACGAAGATATCAAACAAGGATGATTGTTGAATTGATACTGACCGTACCCTGACAAATACACCAGCGGCGGAGGAGTGCCTGCCTGTTGGTCTTTGCCATAAAACATCTTTGTCACTGATCTGAAGAAATGTATTACGGCCAACAAATATTGTGCTTCAGATGTGTCTTGTGCTGTAAACGTTCCGCGAATGTTGATTGCGTCAACATAACTGTTTTGGTAAAAATATCCGCGATAGTTGCTGTGAACCAAATCGGCCATTTGATATTTGGCAAGGTATGAAGTTTCGATGCTGGGTGTATATGGGAATATCACACCGTCGGTTTTTGCCAGTGGTGCAAGTATGCCTGGTCCAGGTATTTCTCGACCTTGTGAACTGCCGCCTTGAGCTTTGTAGAGATAATCAGCACCTGGTGCCAACTGTATACGCACACGCCAATCAGCAGAACTAGGCTTGTTTTGACGAGCTTGTAGCGTTTGCTGCTTCTGAGCATTGATGATTTCAACTTGTTGTTGTACGCCTGCTTCTGATCCGTCACTAACAGCAGTGCCGGGCTGATTCAACACAGGTTCTGGATAAGGGAAGCCTTCGGGACTAACTGGTGTTGCTTGTGCTTCTTGTTGCGCTAATTCAGCTCGAGCGTTTTCTGCCTGCAGGCTTTGATAGTACGCAACTTCAGGATCTTCGTCCCCAACGGGAGGAGGGTCAGTTTCTAATTGATTGTCGTTGAACTCAGCTGCTGAGGCCAATCTAGACGCTTCAAATGGATCAACTTCAGGAGCAGGAGCTGTTTCGGCCACGGTGTTGTCGACTGGTGCAGCAGGGGTTGGCGCTGGCGCAGCAGGGGCTTGACGCTCTATATTGGCTCGTTCAGTTACCAAAGAGTTGACACTGCTTTGAGTGGTTGCAATTTGTGCCTGCAGGTCCACTTGCTGAGCCAAAAGCTTGGCAATGTAATTTTGGTTTGCTTGATAGGCTGGATTGATATTGTCAAGGCTCTGACTAACAATCCGTAGCTTTTCCTGCAACGTTTGCAAGTTGCCTTCTGCTACGCCTATAGCTGTGTTGATTTCTGCTTGTGTTGCCATGCCAGTTTCCTATACCTTATTTAACCATTTTTTTATCGGCGCAGTTTATAAAAAGGTTGACAAGTGTTGTAAATATGCTACAATTTCACTAAGGAGACTTAGCAGTCATATGACTTTATTACCCAAAACCGCACCACGTGTTAACTATCTAAACAACAGAGACATCCTAAAAGAAATCCACTACAGCAAAAATACATACTGTTGGTATCGCGACAGAGACGCAGATCACCAGTACGATATCATATTGCCCAGTATAGACAAAATCAATCAACGCACCATTGCAGAAGCCCGCAGAAATCGTGCAGATCGCATCAAACGTGAAACAGGCGAAGTGATCGATCAAAAGAAAATTCCCAACACTGATCTAGTGTTTCGTATTACAGCTTGGGACCACATTCCCAAAGCACCTAAAAAACTTACCAAAGCCGAAGCCAAAAAGAAAAAACTGGAAGAAATTTTTGAACTGGACACCGTGGAAGAAGATCCGCTGGCAGACTTGATCGAAGAGCCTGTGTTGGACATGAACCATGTGCGAGTTAACTTTCCGCCATTTGAACACTATCGCATAGACGAAGAAAAAAATACTTTCATCGTGGGTCGTAGTCACTGGCGTGGCGACTTGGAAACAGGAGAGTTTTCAAAAGATCACGGTCAGATGACTCGCAAGCTGGCCACAATGTTTATCAAACTGTGCGAACGCTATGCCACAAGATCAAACTGGAGAGGATACACTTACAATGAGGAAATGCGTGGACAAGCTCTTTTGCAACTTAGTCAGATCGGCCTACAGTTCGATGAGTCGAAATCTTAGAACCCCTTCGCGTATTACACGGCTGCGATTACTAATAGCTTTACACGAATTCTTAACATTGAGAAAAAGATGCAAAATATCAGAGATGACATCTTGGAAATGAACGGACTCAATCCATCATGGACCCGACAAAATTCTGGCTCAAGAAGTATGGCTGCTTTGTCCGGGCCGGTTGTATCTAGCTTGGATGAGTAGTATACTACGTAGATGTATTTTAACCCAAAGTGTATAAATAAACATATATACTTTGGGACAAAAATGTTTATCTACAAAATTACCGTTATTCCTCTCAATCAAGTTTACGTTGGGTTGGACACAAAACCAGTGTACAAGCAATCACGTTGGAAAGAGCATTGCAAAAACTACCTCAAAGATTACAATACTAAATTGTACAAAGCAATGAAAGAGTACGGTCTTGCAAACTGTGTCATTGATGTGGTTGAGGACGGTTTTAATTCTGTTACAGAGTTAGCATTGGCCGAAATAAACTATATTCAACAGTTTGATTCTTACAGAAACGGATTGAATTCTACTAGAGGGGGTGACGGCCTTGGTCGACATGTTTTGCACAAACTATCAGCAGCCGACATTGATAAAATCAAGATCGCATTAGGTAATAACCTAAGCGAATATAACTTACAAGTCAAGTGGGCAAACACTAGTTTTGAAGATCGGCAAGAGCTAACCAAGCACTTGCATACCCAAGAAGTGTATCAAAAAAAGTCTAATACTTTAAAAAAGTTCTATGAAGCCAACCCTGCTGAAAAAGAGAAAAAGAAGATTGGAATACTAGAGTGGCAAGCAGCTAATCGTAATACACTGATTGAAAACAACAAAAAAAATTCGTTACTTGGTGCCGCAAAGGTTTCGAAGAAATTGCTTGTTGAACACCCTAATGGAGATCTGTTACACTACACAAGCAAGAGTGAGTTTCAACGTCAAACCGGCCAATGGGCCAAGACAATCATAGAAAAAACTAATCAAGGATCATCACACAATGGATACAAAGCATGGGAACAATAGATGAGTAATTTGTTTAAGAAGGCGGCGGTTTTCACAGATGTGCATTTCGGACTCAAGTCAAACAGTCAACTGCACAACGAAGACTGTTTGGCTTTTGTAAAATGGGCCACTGCCAAGGCCCGAGAAGAAGGTTGCGAAACCTGTTTATTCTTGGGTGACTGGCACAACAATCGAGCCAACCTCAACATTGTCACGCTGAACTACAGCTTGCGGGCACTGGAGCACCTAAATGAAAACTTTGATCGCGTGTATTTTATACCTGGGAATCACGATTTATATTATCGCGATAAGCGTGATATTCAGAGCGTGGAGTGGGCACGCCATCTCCCCCGTGTGGAAATATGTAACGATTGGTTTAGTGACGGTAACGTCACTATTGCTCCTTGGCTTTGCGGGGATGACCATAAACGCCTGGCTAAGCTTCAAGGACAATACTTGTTTGGGCACTTTGAACTGCCTGGTTACTTGATGAACGCCATGGTAGAAATGCCAGATCATGGAGAAATACAAAGAGAACACTTGTCGGGATTCGAGCATGTATTCACTGGACACTTTCACAAGCGGCAGACTAAGAAGAATATTACCTACATCGGTAATGCGTTCCCTCACAATTATGCAGATGCTGGGGATGACGAACGAGGACTTACAATACTGGAATGGGGCAAAGCGCCTGAGTTTTATCAATGGCCTGATCAACCAACCTATCGAGTCTATGGGCTTGCCAACCTTATTGATAACGCTGCAACTCTTCTTAAGCCCAAAATGCACGTTCGTGTTAACCTCGATATTGAAATAAGCTACGAAGAAGCCAACTTCATCAAAGAAACATTTATTCGAGATTACAGTCTACGAGAGATGTCCTTAATTCCCAACAAAGCATCAGGGGTGGAAGAAGATCTTGCACCCGGAGAAGTAAAGTTTGAAAGTGTGGATCAAATTGTTACAGACCAGCTGACCAACATTGAATCAGAGTTTTACGACAACCGACTATTGCTGAAGATCTATCAAAATCTATGACCATTAACATCCACAATCTCACAGTTCGAAACTTCATGAGCGTGGGCAATGCCACGCAGGCAGTTGACTTCAACCGCACAGACCTAACACTGGTCTTGGGCGAAAACTTAGACCTAGGTGGTGATGGCTCGCGCAACGGCACAGGCAAAACCACAATCATCAATGCCTTGAGCTATGCCTTGTATGGGCAAGCTCTCAGCAACATTCGCAAAGACAACCTGGTAAACAAAACCAATGGCAAAAACATGTTGGTCAGCTTGGACTTTCATGTCAATGGCATTGAATATCGAATCGAGCGTGGTCGCAAGCCCAACGTGCTTAAATTTTATGTCAACCATGAAGAAAAGTCTGCCACAGACGAAGCACAAGGCGATTCAAGAGAGACGCAAGATGCCATTGAGCGTATTTTGAACATGAGCCATGATATGTTTCAGCATATCTTGGCGTTGAACACCTACACTCCTCCGTTCTTGAGTTTGAAAGCCAACGAGCAACGCACAATCATTGAGCAGTTGTTGGGTATTACCTTGCTAAGTGAAAAAGCAGATCGCATCAAGGAACTGAACCGACAGACCAAGGATGCTATTCAAACAGAAGAACTACGCATACGTGCTGTTCAAGAAGCCAACAAGCGCATTGAAGAACAGATCGACAGCCTGCGTAAACGTCAAAACATGTGGATCAAAAAGCAAACAGAAGATTGTGCAGGGTATCAAACTGCAATATCCGATCTGGAACACATTGACATTGACGCCGAAGTGCAGGCGCATAGAGACCTAGCAACTTTTCATGCCAAACAAAAAGAAATCAATGACTTTGGCAAGCAAATCAAACTGGTAAGCGGTGAAATTTCCAAGCTAGAACGCGAACGTGTGAAGCTGGAGCAGGATCTAGCGTTGCTGGCAGATCACAAGTGTCATGCTTGTGGACAAACTGTACACGACAACAAGCATGATGAAATCAAACAGGCCAAGCTTGTGGCCTTAGGCGAAGTCAACGATGCCTGGCAAGAAAAACGCAACGAGCTGGTTGAGTATGAAAATGAACTGGAAGAGCTAGGCGAGCTGGGAACTGCACCCACTGTGTTTTACGACACACTGGAAGATGCACTGAATCATCGCAATACCTTGAGCACTCTTCGCACCAGTTTGGATTCACGACAAGCTGAAGCTGATCCCTACAAAGAACAAATTTCCGACATGCAGAATCAAGCCTTGCAGGTTGTAAGCTATGATGATTTGAACGAGCTTACTCGAGTGCAAGACCATCAAGACTTTTTGCTCAAGCTGTTGACCAGCAAGGATTCATTTGTTCGCAAGAAGATCATTGATCAGAACTTGAGTTACCTGAATCAACGACTCACACACTACTTGGATCGCATTGGCCTGCCACACACTGTGAAGTTCCAAAACGATTTAACTGTGAGCATCGAAGAACTAGGCCGCGAACTAGACTTTGACAACTTGAGTCGTGGCGAGCGCAACAGACTTATCCTCAGCATGAGCTGGGCATTCCGTGACGTTTGGGAAAGCTTGTATCATCCCATCAACGTGCTGTTCATTGACGAGATGATTGACAACGGCATGGACACACAGGGTGTGGAAAACAGCCTGGCCCTGCTGAAGAAGATGAGCAGGGAACGACACAAATCAATTTGGTTGGTCAGTCACAAGGATGAGCTGACCAGCCGAGTGGAAAACATTCTAAAAGTTGTGAAAGAAAATGGTTTTACAACCTACAGTACAGACATCGATATAGCATAATTTAACACACAGGCAGCAAACAGATAACTAACAATGAATGACATGGCTCTATCAAAATCAACCAGTGGAAACTCTCCCAGAAGATTGCGTGGGCTTTGTCTACATGATTACCAATATCACAAATCAACGCAAATACATAGGCAAAAAACTAGCAAAATTCTCTCGAACCACTCAAAAAACAGTTAAACTCAAAAACGGCAACAAAAAGAAAAAGAAGATTCGAACCAAAGTTGATTCAGATTGGCGGGACTACTACGGTAGCTCACCAGAACTAACCAAAGACGTAGAACTTCTTGGCAAAGAAAATTTTCAAAGAGAAATACTTTTTTATTGCAAAAGCAAAGCAGAGTGTAGTTATATAGAAGCAAGAGAACAGTTTTCACGGCGTGTGCTTGAAAGTCAAGACTGGTACAACGGTCATATTCAAGTTCGCGTCCACGGCAGCCACATAATCAACAAACTCAACGGTTAACAGTATAGGCTCGCACCGGCTAAAAACGGGTGCCCATGATAACAGGACCTCGGGTCTCTGGGACGGAAATCTCTTCGCTGTAAAGAGTACTCAATCACTATCCTTAACAGGACGACGATCGCTAATCGCTGCGATTTGATTGTTTGAAGACGAATAAAAAGCTAAAAAGACGCTACCGTGGGGTAGCAGGTTTGTACGATGTGTTAGCGTATGTTGTACAAATTGCCGTTGTGATAAAGACGCTGCTCGAGGTACCGGACAACCGCCTCTGTAATGCAGTAACGCTAAGTGACTTGCCCGACTCGGATGAAGTTTCTTTGCCCTGTGCGGGCAAAGTGTGACCATAAGATCTGGATGAAGCATTAAATCGCTTCGCTCTTAGAAATACACTACGTTGTTGAGCGATAGCGAAAACAACAGACTTGCGTAGCAAGTCTCTAAAGCTATTAGAAGAAGTTCATTCCTGTTTTCTTTGTTGTTTCCATGTTTTCTTTGATGAGTTCACCAATGGCTTGGCGTTCGTGTTGGCTCATCATCAGCACTTGATCGTAAGGAATACCACCGCGCATGTACCATGTTAGCTTGATGCTATCTGTTCGTATTTGTTTGGCCTCCTGCTGTAGGCCGTCGATGTAGTGTTGTATCTCGTCGTGGGTAGAGGTCAGGAGGCGTTGCCGAAAAAAAGCGCAGTGTCTAACACAAACGATTGTTCATATTCATGCTGGCATTCTGGGCACTGTAAATTTATAGGCTTGAGGTCATCGGCTGTGCGTAGTTTCACTGCATGATCTCGAATTTCTGTAAACAGTTGACCATCGCAGTTGCTCAAGAACTCTTCAATATACTCTGGTTCCACAACCACGGCTTGCGGAGTTCTGATAGCTGCAATGCTGAATTTCATGGCTTGCAGCGTGATCTTTGTGATTTCAGTCAGCACATTGTTTAGCTTGGCGTTGCGTTCTTCTTCACTGATTTCTGCATTTGGCAAGTACTGCAACATTCGCTGCTGTTCAAACTGCATGAGGTTAATGGTATTTTGATCCTTGTAGCTCATGGGTTTGAAGAAAATTTCAAGGTCTCTGTACTGTATTGTGGCTGTGAAATCGCCAGGTTTCAGTTGATCAATCACCTGTCTTAGATCCACCCCATAAGTGTTTTCAGTGCTGCAATTTGGGCATTTGGTAGTCAAGTCAATTTCGTTGCCATTGCTGGCAATACGTATGGCAGTCAAGATTGTGTTGAGGTCAATGCCCGGAACTTGCCAAGCGTCCTTGATTGCAGGAACGCAACTTTGTATTACCTGCACCACTGCGTCACCGTTAAACAGCGCATCTGGGGTGCGATAGCTGATTTCATCCAGTGCAGTCATAGGCAGCACGCCCAGTTCGTTGTTTGGGGGCATATCTAAACTGCCTTTGGGCCAGTATTGACCTTCTGAAGGCAGTCTAATGTATAGAGCAGGTTGGCGAAAATAATTCGCCAATGGATTGGATGTTTGTGTCATTTTTTGCCAATAAATATATTTCTACTTATGGACTCTAAAAAACATGGCCAACATAAATGACGATTTAGCCGCAGCACTTGAAGCTGCCCAGCGTGAGTTTGAAACCCTGGGCAAAGTCACTGACGCCACAGCGGCTCGTTTGAAAGTGGCTCAAACAGCAGTTGACCAGTTCAAAGAAAAGATGAACTTGGCGGCCAACGCCAGTTCAGCATTGTACAGAACATTTACTTCTTACAACCGAGCAGTCACTGACGGAATCAAAGGCTACAAAGACCTAGCTGACACAACAGATAATTTGGCCACCAGCATTGAAGCTCTTTCTGCTGCGCTGGCATTTGTGTTGCCCATTGGGCGTGTGGCCAAAATTGTCACTGCTGGACTAGGGTTGCTAGCTGGAGAATTGGTAAGAACCAGCAAAGCAGTGGGCGAGCAGTTGGATGGCCTGCGTTCGGGTTTTGATGAGCTAGCGCAAATAGGCGCAACCACAGCAGGTGGCTTGACTGACATGTTTGAAGCCATGCAAAAAGCAGGGCTCAGTGTCAAAGACTTTCCAAATTTTGCTAAAACTCTAGCAGAAAATGGGCAAATATTATCGCAGTTTGGGGGCACAGTAGTTACAGGTCGTAACGCGGTGTTGGATCTAGCCAATGATCTCAAACCCATGCGTAACGAGCTACAGAACTTTGGTGTGCGAATCGAACAAATTGGGGAAGCCAGTTTGTCATTTATCAAGAACCAAAAGCTCATGTCCATGGGTACCAATGCCAATTTGAACATGGGCGCTCAGGCCATGATGAAATACACTCAGGAGCTGGACACCCTGGCACGATTGACAGGCATCAACACAAAAGAACAAGAAAAGATCATGGAAGACGCCATGAGTCGTGCTAGCTTTGCTGCTACAATCGATCAACTGCTAGCCGAAGGGAAAAAAGACGAAGCTAACGCAATACAGCAAGCTCAAATGTATTTTGCTAGATTGGGTCCTGAATCTCTGCGTGGATTCCAAGACAGTATTTCGGGTTTTGTGGGCACTACAGATGAATCCAACAACTTGTTCTTGGCGTCAAACGGAGCACATTTAGAATACATTGAAAAGCTCAAAGACGGCACCTTAAAAACTGAAAAACAAATTGCTGAAGGTGCTCAAGGTGTGTATCGTGCATTGACTGATGTCAGTGAAACAATTGGACGCAATGCAGCCATGCTAGGCACCAGCTTTGGCACCATGTATCCTGAAACAAGAAAAGCAAAAGATCTTGCATCTGCCAGCATTGAGCAACTGGTCGAAACGGCAAAAGAAGAGCAGAAGAAACGTGACGAAGCCCTTAACAACTATAACAAGGGACTGACCAAAGCCAATGACGAGATGATAAAAAACCAAAAAGTGTTGCAAGCACAGGTTGGTAGATATCAGGCAATGATTGAAGGCACTACAACAGGACTGGGTGCGCTTAGTACCGCTGCAACCAAAGCAGCAGAAGCTTTGGGAATTATTGCAAAAGGCAAATCAGGTGGTGGGTCAGCAGGAGCGCCTGCGGGGGGAGGAGCAACTGGCGGCGCAGCAGGCGGGACAGCAGCTTCTGCTGCAGGAACAGCCGCAGGCGCTAGTGCAGTTAGAGGCCCTGCAACTTCTATGGGTGCCGCTGCACCAAGTGTAGCAGTAGTTGGTGCAGGCCAAGCACCGCAAATGGAAGCTATTAAAAACTTGATTGCTAGTGTCGAAAGCAATGGCGGTGATTATAACGTTGCAGTTGGGGGGAAACGTTATCCGCTGACAGACATGACCATCAACGAAGTCATGAAACTGCAAAGAGAACTCAAAGCAGGTCCCGGATCTGCTATGGGCAAGTATCAAGTGATTTACGGAACACTAGCTGAAGCAGTCGCCAAATTAGGAATCAGCAGAGACGACAAGTTTGATGCAGCTACACAAGAAAAAATTGGCGAATACTTGATTATGAAACGCGGCTTTGGGCAGTATGCCAAAAACCCCACACAAGAAGGCAAAGAACGTTTCTTGGCTAACCTGGCTGCAGAATGGGCAGGATTACCTGCTGGGCCCGACAATAAAAGCAGATACGCTGGTGTAGGCAACAACAAAGCTGGTATAGATTGGACAGATGCACTGCAAAAATTTGCCGAAGGCGGTCGTTTAGGTGGTGGAAAATACGGTATTGCAGGTGAAGCTGGGCCCGAACTTATTTCTGGACCTTCCGACATTACACCCATGAATGACTTGATGGGTGCATTCAAAGACCTACTGAATGCAATGGCTACCAGCACATCCATACTAGAGCGTATTGACCGCAATACTGCTGCATCGTCGGATTCCTCCGACAGGATGTTGCGTCTAGCACAGAACTAACGGTAAATAACACACCATGGCAGACAAAAATCAACAAGGCTGGCGCAAGTACTTCAAGGTAGCTGATACCTCTGGAGTAATGAGCCCAATATCAGGATCCAATCAATATGGATTACCGGGTTACGGTAAGAACGACGGTTCGGGCAATAACACAGACAATTTTGTGTTCCGTAACTATGCCAGCCGACTGCCAGAAGTTTATTCTGGTCATCCCAACAGAGTTGAACGCTACAATCAATATGAAAACATGGACATGGACTCAGAAGTCAATGCATGTTTGGATATCATTGCTGAATTCTCCACACAATTGAACGAAGCCAATGGCACACCGTTTGACCTGGACTACGCAGAAACACCTACCGATCACGAAATTGATATCCTGCGTAAACAGCTCAAGCAATGGGTCAAGCTCAACAAGCTGGATCAACGCATATTCAAACTGTTCCGCAATACTATCAAGTACGGTGATCAAGTGTTTGTGCGTGATCCTGAAACATTTGAAATGTACTGGGTTGACATGAGCAAAGTTGCTCGAGTGATTGTGAACGAATCAGAAGGCAAACGTCCTGAACAGTATGTGATTCGCGATATCAACCCCAACTTCCAAAACATGACTGTGGCAGCAAAAACAACCACAGACTACATGACAAACCCTGTTACTGGTTCAATCAGTGGCAATGCCAACTATACCATGCCCAACGGTGGCATGGGCGGCGGCGTGGGCAACAGTCGTTTTATGACTGCTATGAATGAAACTTGCCTGGATGCCAAGCATGTGATACACCTGAGTTTGAACGAAGGCCTGGACACATTCTGGCCTTTTGGCAAAAGCATTTTGGAAAACATTTGGAAAGTATTCAAGCAAAAAGAACTGCTGGAAGACTCAATCTTAATCTATCGTGTGCAACGTGCCCCAGAGCGACGCATCTTCAAGATTGACGTGGGCAACATGCCCAGCCACCTTGCCATGCAGTTTGTGGAGCGTGTGAAGAACGAAATGTGGCAGCGCCGTATTCCCACTGTGACAGGTGGCGGTGCCAACATGATGGATGCCAGCTATAACCCACTTTCAGTAGGCGAAGACTACTTTTTCCCACAAGGTCAAGACGGTCGCGGCTCATCAGTTGAAACCCTGCCCGGCGGCCAAAACCTAGGCGAAATTGATGATTTGAAGTATTTTAACAACAAAATGGCCCGTGGTTTGCGTGTGCCTTCAAGCTATTTGCCCACTGGTCCGGACGATTCAGACCGTGCTTTTAACGACGGAAAAGTAGGCACAGCTATTATACAAGAGTACAGATTCAACCAGTATTGCGAACGTTTGCAGGCCTTGATTGCACAGAAACTGGACGACGAATTCAAGATGTTTTTGAAGTGGCGCGGTTTCAACATTGATTCCGGCCTGTTTAACCTGCGTTTCAACGAGCCACAGAACTTTGCCAGCTATCGCCAGGCTGAACTGGATACATCACGCATCAACAGTTTCACATCACTGGAAGCACTGCCCTACATGTCAAAGCGTTTTATGCTGGAGCGTTTCTTGGGATTGAGCCAAGATGAAATTCAGAAGAACGAAGAAATGTGGCGTGAAGAACGTGACCAGCCTGAACTGCAAACACAAAGCGGCCAAGATCTACGTTCAATTGGTATTTCTCCTGCAGGCTTGGAAAGCGACATTCAGACTGGCGAAGAAATGGCTGGCATGGGACCCACAGGTGGCGAAATGGCAGTACCTGGAGTTACTCCTGCACCTGGCGCAGCCCCGGCCCCTGGCGCACCCCCAGCGGCATAAATATCTCCATGCTATTGAACGAATTCTTTTCTCGCGAAGCTCCTCAGTACCAAGACTTGAGCCAAGACAACAGTCAGCCCGAACTGGGTGATCTGCGTAAGAGCCGCTTGACTTTGCGTCAGCTGAACAAACTACGCAAGATGAATGATGTGCGAGCTTTTGAATACAAAGAAAAGCTCAAGAACATCAGAAAGCAATATCAGCCTCCTGCACAGCCAATGGCGTAATTTACCGCCATTTTGACTCCTTAAACCGCATAGTTTTTGTCAGTGTATTAAATAACTGTACACTTTACCTATAGGAGTTTACCCCAATATGAACCGTTTTGAACAACTCATTGAGTACGTCATTAACGACGAAGAC